CTCGAAACAACTAGACGCGGCAGTAGTCCATCTGCCTAACGGTCCGCCTGGGAAGGACTTTACAAAGTACCTGGCGACCCCTGGAACCCTGCCAGAACAGGCAGCCTGTGTTTACATCCATAAGGATTACACTACGGGGGAGTTCAAAAAGATTCAAGTGAGAGCACGTATGCTACCACAGAAAATCCGTTATGCTACTGATTACGGGGAGGAATACCAAACCGTATATGAATGCAAAGCTAGAGACCATGTCTCAGGCGACGGTGACTGTGGACAACCACTGATCTATAATAACACCATTATCGGCATTCACATTGCCGGAAACTCATCTAACACTTGGTACTGTTTAGCAATTGATAGGTCTACACTAGAGACCGCGCACTCAGTTCTCAAGCAAGAGGCCTCGATCTTTGTCGCCTCCAGACCGCCAGAGCCGGTCTTTAAAAACAACAAGAAAAACCTGTATATCGCAGACGGTGAAACGTCATACGTAACAGAAGTCCTCAACACTGCTGTAACCCCCATTGTTTCTATGGGGGTGGTGCTTGACGCCGCACAGCAATTGTACAAACCACGTGCAGAAGATTATTACTTCCGCAACACCAATTATCAAATTGAGGAAGAGTTTGGCCCTATGTCTTCTAGACCACCACGTTTTGTGAATGGTGCCGCTCAAATTAACACAACCCTCGAAAAATACAATACGCCCAAAATGGACGTTCCAATCGATTTGATGGATCGCGCCATGAATGACTACCTAAGAGGAACCACAAGTACTGGTAAATCCTTGGCAGATGTAGCACGCTCTTTTGAGAAAGCTACGCCGGGATTCTTCTCTGTAAAAGACTTACAAGTCGCATTAGACGGAGACCAGACAGGTGTAATCAAAGGTATGAACAATAAAACCTCCAGCGGAATTTGCTATGGAGGCAAGAAAACCATGTGGATTGAGATGAATGGCGCTGAGCCAGTAGTCCCACGCGTCCTAGACCCGGAGATTGTCAATGACATCAACGAGATCGAAAGACAATGGCGATCAGGGCAGGGGACATTCGACCCCTTTGTAAGAGCCTCAAAGGTGAACGAGGTATTGCCGCTCAAAAAGGCGGCTGAAAAGACCAGGTCCGTTTACGGTAATGATATGGCATTCTTCCTGGCAGCCACCCGAGGGATTATCCCCCTCAAGCACGTACTACGTGATATGCACACATCAGAGTGCTTCGTAGGTCTTACTGCTCAGTCCAAACAATGGTCAGAGCTATACCAATATATCACCAAAGATGAACAATACACAAAATTTGTCTGCGGTGACTTCTCCGGATATGATACTCAGCTACCTAAAGCTTTGCTAGAAAAATCCGCCGCCCTTATTATCCAGATTTATCGGGAGAACGGAGCGTCGGAGTCCGACATTGAGTACTTAAGAGGCTTTTTGTCCTCTGTTGTTAGTCCAGTTATGATTTGGGAGGGACAGCTAATGCAATTTTGCAGCGGCCAACCCTCTGGACAGCCTTTGACGGTGGAAATGAATTCAATTGTGAACAGTATCCTCCTGAGAATGGCCTTCTATACTATCATGGACGACAAGTACCCCCACATCAAAAACCCCAATTTTAGGGACTACGTTCGTGCAGCCGTTTATGGCGACGACAACTTGATGGGAGTCGATGACTCCATTCCCGAATT